TATTAATTTCTACTGCATAAAAATTACTAATATATGTTAATTGTCCTGGTATTACTTTTGCACCTTCTTTAAAAAAGTGAGATCCAAATTGCTCTACCTGATTTTGTAATATTGATTGAAGAGTTGTTAATTCTCTTGCTTGAACTGGATACCCAGGTTTAAATAATACCTTGTAATAATTTTTATCAGGATCAAAATCATCAAAATATGGGGATACATTTAGATTTGTTTCTTGTGGCATAATTCTTAATTAGAATTGCAAAATTACTTTAATATCTTCTTTTTGATTTTCTGACCTAGTGATTGATGGTCTATTGTCAATATAGATCATATCACCGGAGTATTTTTTAACTTCTGGGTCAGACAGTCCCTGATCAAAATATTGTCCAAGGTTATATGTCATACTATTTATAGTGGTAGTCAATCCACTAAATCCAGTATCAATTGATAAATTATTAGATTCACCGATAATTTGACCACCAGAAGATAAAAATCTATTTAGAGTGTATCCATATTCCGGAACAAATCCTAAAAAACTAAATCCTGTAGTAAATCCAACTATTGATCTATCCTGCCAATATTTTAAAACTCCAGTTCTGTTATCATATGATACTACCCTACCCATAGCAGTTTGACCAACACCAATATTTTGTGTAATTGTAGAATTTGATTCAAAAACGGCAGATTCAAAACTTCCTGTAAGTTTTATTGCATAAGTATTACTTACCTTTTGAGATGCTAATGTCGTTGTAGTACCAAAAGAAACTGGATTTTTAATAATTCCAATTCTTGCAATTTTATTTCCAGTAATGAAATCTGGATTTAAATTATCATTTTCAATTCTAGAATACACTAATACATTTTTTGCCCCAAGTTCAGTGTAAATATTTTTTCCGTGACCTCCAGGAGGAGGTATTATAATATCAAATAATGGTAATGTATCCCCAGTTACACCAGCAGAAGACAAATCAACTATACCATAAGTATATCCACTTCCACCATTAGTTATGTTAATAGATTCTACTGTGGAATCATTTCCAACTACAATAGTTGCTTTAGCACCAGATCCATCACCAATAATTGGAACATCGGTAAATGACTTGGGAATACCAAGACCACTTCCTCTATTATTAATAACTATAGTTTTTAATTGCCCGCTATTTGCAGAATCTGCATTTTCTCTGACTGCTAATGTATCTTGGGATGTACTCCAATTTTTCGGTATGGGAATATAATTTAAAGAATCAAACTTTACCAAATCATTAGGATTTATTGTATAAAGATATTTCCAAATATATCCATCACCACTAGTCCCAGCACCTCTTGGTTCTAAATCAGTAAATGTCGGTTCATCTATGGAAGGTCTTCCATTCGGGTTTTCTGGACCTATACCATTGTGTAAACAAATATAAACTCTATACTCACTATTCATTACATAAAAATTTGATTCATATAAACTAGTTTTATTTGATGGTTTAGACAAATTATTTCTACTTATATCATGACGATACATATCGTAAGTTATTCCAGATTCCCACTCAATTCTTCTTATTACCTGTCTTACATCATCACTATTAATCTTTTTTAACGCTATAATAGTATCCCAAATATCACTATAGTTATCAAAACTATCAATTGGAGATGGTGGAGATTGTTCCCAATTTGTAGCATAATCTGTAGAATTTGTTAATCCGACAAATGCATAATATGCATTTGTAGTTGATCCAACAGAAGAAACAAAATTTTCTGCACTCAATATTCTAAATTGATCTGTTATTATTGCAGACATTGAATTATACTTTTTATATATTTATCTCTTTTATATATTAGTATAATTTTGAGTTCTTAACTGATAATATCTTCGTACAATTGGAGTACTATTCAACCCGACAACACCATAATTTTCACTTACATCATAATTTTTAGTTACATTAGAAGTTTCAACTATTCCCCAGCTATAATCACCATAATATGAACTATATCCAAGTCCAGATATTCCATCATAACTAGAAACACTAACTGTTACTTGAGTTACAGAAACACTTCCTACACCATAAACATCTGTTGATGCTGTAGATACTGAAATTACTTGATATATATTATCAATTCCAGTAGTGCCAATACCAATAATACTACCATCTCCTCTAAGAGAAGTTACACCAGAACCAATAGATGAATTTGATACTTTAAAATAATAATTTTCTTGTATTTGACTTTGACTGACTGTTGGATTTGTAACTAAAGAATTTCTCAAGTAAGAATTTTGAGGTATATATAAGTCAAATATTAGTGCTGTAGATGCAAATCCAACACTTGCAGTTTTTATTCCAGATATAAATCCATAATCTCCAATATAAGATACTCCATCAATATATTCCTTTTTCAATACTGGAGGTTCAATAAAAACTAATGGTGGATTTGTGTTTGTATATCCAAATCCTGGAGATATTACTGAAATTGATGAAACAGAATCACCAGATAGCGATGCCAATAATTCAGATTTTCCACTAGTCCCCAATCCAACAGGATTTTGAATTGATACTGATGGTGCTGTGGTATATCCAACACCGCCATTAATTACTGAAATTGATTGTATTGTACCTGCAGTAGAAACTAGTGCAGTTCCAATTGCTGATATTAAAGTGGAATTATCAATTATCTCTACCTTATTAATAATGTCATTAGTAGTATTTTCATTAGTAGGATCAAATATACTTTTTATACTGTCAACATAGATCTGTGTTGTTCCAATCCCAACTGATTGAATTATATTACTAACTGGGAATATATTTAGTTCATATCTAATTCTACTCTTATTAACTTCTACACCATCAATTATAATATCATCTCTTTGTCTACACCAAGTAACGGATCTTAATAAATTTAGATCTGAAGTTATTCCAATTGAGTTATATGGCGATGTTTCAACAACATCTGGAAGGATAATATCTCTCACTAATCGTTTATTTTCAGTTAAGTTAAATTTGTCCCCAGTAATTTTTAATATATCGCCAACTTTAATAGTCTCTAAAATATCTACATCAATAACATCAATTTCTGGAGTTCCTTTATAGAATAATATTTTACACTTATCTCTAGATTTTGGTGCTTCTACAAATTCAATATTACTACCCCCATCAAAATTATAAGATACTCCTGGTTCTTGAAGAACATCATTAATAAAAATTAATAATACTGCTTTTAGATCTATTTCAGATCCACTTTTTGCAAGAATTGCAAATCTATTTCCATTATCAGATATTGGAAACTTTTTCCGCACTCCATTAAATAGCGAATTAATATCATCAAGCTTTTGCAATTCTCCAATAGACCATCCACTAAAATTGTCAGTGTATATTCTTTCTACAGTTAATAGGAATGGATTAAATGTTAAAGTTGGATCTGTAGGAATTCCAGTTATTCCTCCAGTTTCTATAGTTAAAATGTCTCCAATATTATATGAGTATCCATAGTTTTTAATTTTAAAATCAATTATACTAGAACCTTGTCCTACAACAATATCTATTTTTGCTTGAGATCCTATCCCTGTTATTGGATTATGATAAATTAAATCTAAGTCTGAATATGATAATGGATCTTCAAAAATAACATCAGGTGGTTGTGTAAAAGTATATCCAAATCCTGGATTTGTAATTGCAACACTTACTACGTTTCCATTAGTTACAGTTGCTGTTCCAATAAACTCAATATTTGGAACTCCATCACTAAAAGTTTGTACTCCAACACGGACTATTGGTTGTATTCCAGATCTATATCCAGATCCACTATTACCAATACTAATTGATTGAATTGTTCCTGCTGTAGAGACTATTGCGGTTCCTCCTGCAGCAACTAATGGTTGAAATCCAAACCCATTACTAGATCCTACAGAAATGATTATTCCACCCCTTGGTACACTAGCATTATTTGGATCATACAAAGAAGATGTTGCCGTTCCAGTGAAGTTTAATTCAGTATTACTCAAATCTTCAGATAGATTGAAATCATCTTCTGGATTTTGAAAAATATTATTAATTAATACAATAGAATTTGAGGTAGAAAATCCCGAAATATCATCACCATTAGATTTTAAGATAAAATCCTTTGTTACTGCATCAAATCTACTACTAATATCATCAAAAATATAATTATCTTGATATGTTTCTTTGTTGGTATTTGGAATACCCGATCTAATAAAAGCCCTACCCTGGAATGTAGATCTTATATTAATATCACCATTCACTTCATCATATATTGGACCATATGGAGCATCTGCAAAGTAGATTTTGCTCCCAATTATGTTATAATTACCATTTAATTTGGTTATTTGTGAATTTGTGGAATGTGTTGATATTCCTGTTCCCATAAAAGATCTTTTTACTTCTACAAAAGTTGTACTTCCAACTCCAACTGATGCAATTTTCATAATTTCATCATCAATTTTTATTAAATTTCCACTAAAAAATGAAGTTATTCCAGAAAACTCTACAGTTGTATCAATAAGTTCTAAACTACTTTCCAGTTTTGCAGTTATTGCCGTTGAGACAATAGGGGACTGTATGACATTATCAATAAGAATAATACACTTTGAATTTGGATTAGATGATGTTAAATAATGATTGTTTCCTATACCTACAGATGTTATATTAATTAATTTAGGGGGAGATGATAACGCATCAGCGGGAGATGTACAAAGTCCAACAAATTTAGAATCAAATTTGTAAATATAAAGATCTCCACTCATCTTGTTTGTTACACCTATACCTGAAATATAAGTTTGTGCTATTCCAATTGCGGAAACTGATGATATCAGATCAGATTCAAATAAACGAGAAAAAGTTACAGCAGAACCAGATATAACTTCTGAATTTATTGTGCTTGCTAAAGATACGAAAGTTGTCCCAATTGCAGTTATAGATATGGGTCCTTGACTTTGAGAATTGAAAAAATCATTATTAGAAATATCAACTAGAGAATCTATATAAATTATATCAGTTCCAACTCCAGAAGTAATAGATGCTTGAGTTGATAATATATTTACGTAGTAAAAAGAATCTGAACGATAATTTACTTTTTCACCACTAACAAAAAAATGATCTGGAAGATATATTAAATTCCTATCAATATCAACACTTGATGGGTTTATTGATGTAGATTCTAAACTCCCATTAAATACTCTTTCAAAAATTGGCACTTCTTTGTGAGTTAAATTAAAGTCCTTTTTTAAATTAATATCACTAGATTCATCAAACTTACTAAGTCCAGTAGTCAATTCAGAATTAGAAAAATTTATTGATACTGGAAATGATAAGAATGGAACATATGATGTTGCGTGATGTAATAATGTGATATCAACATCTATATTTTCATTTGGTGTAAATAATAGTTCTGTAATTGAAGCGGTACTAGAATCAAAAGATCCAAGAGGAGAGTTTGTGTAAACATTTCCATATTCTATAAGAGTAGATGTAGAGTTATCACTCAAAACAATAACTTCCGATAGTTGCATTTCATTATTTGTAGTATCTGTAATTTGAATAATGAAATATCCAAAATTATAGTTAGATGTAAATAATGATATGGTTTCTGGAACAGGAGATGATGACGATGCTATGCCAATATTTACAGACTTAATATCAGCATATCTCAATCCTCTAGATGTAGTTGCAGTGAAATTTGTATTGGCTATTGATACTCCAATTACATTAGACTCAAGAACTGTACTAGTATTTGAATAAAATATTAATTCTTGAGAAGTTCCAGAAAAAACCACACCATATGTACCCAATCCAACAGAGTTTCTATATGTATCATCCGATAATGTTATTCTTCCAAATTCTGAAAAATATATTTCATTACCATCAGATATTAAATTTATTTCATTATATTCATAATCTCTACTGGTATTTGAAGAAATCTCAACTAATAACTTTGCAG